GTAGAAGACATAGTACGATCCGACTTCGTTAAATCATATATTATAGCAAAGAATGAACTTGGCCTATGAAAGCAGTAATTAGTAACAGAATTTATATGGAATGTAGTGCCGAATTGCAACAGAAAATCGACACTGAGCTGACCTATGCAATCCCTACGCACAACCCGCTTGATCCTCCTCAGATGATTAAGAATATGGGTTTAATTCGTAACGGGTTGATTTCATTACCGATAGGGCGCACGGATTTGATCCCAGATCATTATGAGATAATCGACAAACGTCTCAACGTGCCAGTAGACTTTCCTGAATTTAAGTTCGACTTACGACAGAGCCAGAAAGATGTATATGATGAGATCGAAGACAACGCTATAATCAACGCATGGGTCAGTTGGGGCAAGACTTTTACAGGTCTTGCAATAGCCGGTAAGTTGGGTCAAAAAACACTCGTTGTTACCCACACTGTCCCATTGCGTAATCAGTGGGCAAAAGAAGTAAAGAAAGTATTTGGTATTGAAGCTGGCATCATAGGCAGTGGGAGATTTGAACTTGATGCTCCTATCGTGATTGGCAATACACAGACTTTATACCGAAACATAGATAAGATTCGTAAAGAGTTTGGGACTATCATACTAGATGAAATGCACCACGTTAGTAGTCCTACCTTTTCTAAGATTCTCGACACAAATTATTGTCGATACAAGATAGGTCTATCAGGCACTATCGAAAGAAAAGATGGAAAGCACGTAGTTTTTAGAGATTACTTTGGTAGCAAGTTGTTCCAGCCGCCGAAGGAGAACTACATGACACCGACTGTGCATCTAGTACACTCTGAAATACGATTTATGGATGGAGCTAAGATACCCTGGGCTAATAGAGTGTCTGCACTGTCCAATGATGAAGAGTATAGGCATACAATAGCCATGTTAGCCGCCGCATATGCCGCCAGAGGACACAAAGTGTTAGTGGTAAGCGATCGAGTCAGTTTCCTTAAGAGCTGCGCCGAACTTACTGGTGATAAAGCTGTTTGTGTTACAGGTGAGGTCTCGCATGAAGATAGAGAAACACTCGTAGACGAAATCCTCTACGGGGACGCAAATGTTCTCTACGGAACGCAGGCAATTTTCTCAGAGGGTATATCTGTAGATACTCTGAGCTGTTTGATACTGGCTACCCCAGTAAACAACGAGCCGCTACTTACGCAGTTAGTAGGTAGGGTAATACGAAAGAAAGAAGGTAAGATAGATCCAGTTGTTGTAGATATTCAGTTGAGGGGCAAAACTGCACAAAGGCAGGCTTCGAATAGGGTAGGATTTTACATGAAACAGGATTGGTCGATAAAGTACCTTTAAAAAAATAGTTCTTGACAACATACTGAAAAAGGAGTATAATACGTGTTCTTATTTAGCTGGGAGAAGGTTTTTGACGAAGCAGAGGGAAGCCCGCTTGAATGTTGCCGTATCATGGAAATGCTTATAAACAAGCAAATTCCCACAAATCGCTACGATCCAATATACAAGTACAGTGAGAAGTCGTTTAATGGTACAAGCTTTTTACTGCATCCTGACGTTATGTCACTCAACGCTTATAAGTACTCGCATAGAGACGTTGCTATCTACTATGCACTGGCCGCAATTAGAAGCATGGCTGATTATTTAGCAACACAAAAAACCACACTAGATGTATATCATGTACCTGTAGATCTAGAACTAATCGAAAACAATAGTCTACTTCGCTTAGATGGTGACATAGTTCACTTTCTATATGAAGAAGTCACAACGGAGAATATACACTAATGGCACTATCATTCAACAAACAAACTGGCGGCGCACAAAAATCATCCATCTCTACTTTTCAGTACAAAGATGGCGACAACAAAATGCGTATCGTCGGCGACATCCTAGCTCGCTACGTCTACTGGATTGAAGGCGAGAACGGCAAGAACATTCCTTTGGAGTGTCTATCATTCGATCGCAACGCCGAGCGATTCAATAACAAAGAACAGGATTGGGTTCGTGAATACTTCCCAGACCTCAAGTGTGGCTGGAGCTACGCTGTACAAGTAATCGACCCTACCGATGGTAAGGTTAAAGTAGCAAACCTAAAGAAGAAGTTGTGGGAGCAAGTAATTACTGCCGCAGAAGATCTGGGTGACCCTACTGATCACACTACTGGCTGGGACATTGCGTTCAAGCGAGTAAAGACTGGCCCGCTGCCTTACAATGTTGAGTACCAACTCCAAGCATTGAAGTGCAAGCCACGTGCTTTGACTGAGACTGAGTTAGCATCTATTGCTGATCTAAAGTCTATGGACGATGTTATGCCTCGCCCAACAGCAGACGCACAGAAAGAACTGTTAGATCGCCTACGCAATGCAGGCGCAGAAACCGATGACGAGGCATTAGAAGCTGAGTTCAATATCGGATGATATTATACACAGCAGATTGGCACATAAAGCTGGGACAGAAGAACGTCCCAGTACAGTGGGCTTTAAACCGCTATAATCTATTCTTTGAACAAGTATACGAGCTTGAGAAAGAGTGCAGTATGCACATTATAGGTGGTGATCTGTTTGATAGACTCCCCAATATGGAAGAACTGGAACTCTACTTCACGTTTATTCGTGGAGTGGAGATTCCAACTATTATCTATGACGGAAACCATGAAGCTACTAAGAAGAATAAAACATTCTTTACACAGCTCAAGCAAGTTACTAGCTACATCAATCCTCTAGTACATATTATAGATAGTTCTTATGTTGACGAAGATCTAGGCTTTGGTATCTTACCCTATGCCGATCTTCATCGTAAAGACAGTATTGAGAAGTTTAATGCAAGTCAACCTCTATTTACTCATGTCCGTGGCGAGATACCGCCCCATGTTAAACCAGAAGTAGATTTAGATAGGTTTGAAGACTTTCCTATAGTTTTCACAGGAGACTTACACTCCCACAGCAACAGTCAACGCAACTTAGTATACCCTGGTAGTCCTATGACTACATCCTTTCACAGGAGTGTAGTTAAGACAGGTTATATGCTTATTGACGAGTTAGATTGGAGCTGGGCGTGGAAGGAGTTTGAGCTACCACAGTTATTGCGAAAGACAGTATCAGATCAATCCAGTATGATAGCAAGTGATTATCACCACACTATCTATGAAGTGGAAGGCGATATGCAAGAACTAGCAGGTGTCAAGAACTCAGACCTCTTAGACAAGAAAGTAGTAAAACGAAAATCCGAGGCAAGTCTAATAATAGATAAAGATATGTCCATACAGGACGAGCTAGTAGAGTATCTAACCTACATATTAGAATTACCAGAAACGGCAATACCAGACATATTAGGAACATACAATGATTACGCTTCAAAAGTTGAAATGGGATAATTGCTTTAGTTACGGTTCTGGTAATGAGCTGGATTTAGATGATAACACAGTAACGCAAATTATTGGTACTAACGGTATGGGCAAGTCGTCCATACCGTTAATCATCGAAGAGGCTCTTTATAACAAGAACTCAAAAGGTATTAAGAAAGTAGACATACCAAATAGATATGTCAATGACGGATATAATATCAGTCTATCGTTTGAGAAAGACGATTCAAGTTATCTTATTACAATCGCACGTAAGTCTAGTATTAAAGTAAAGCTAGAGAAAGACGGCGAAGACATTAGTAGCCATACTGCTACTAACACATACAAAACTATACAAGAGATTGTGGGTATAGACTTTAAGACATTCTCACAGCTAGTGTATCAAAATACAAATGCAAGCCTACAGTTTCTTACTGCAACGGATGCCAACCGTAAGAAGTTCTTAATCGACCTTCTTCAGCTTGAGCATTATGTAGATCTGTTCGAGGTATTTAAAGCTGCCGCTAAAGAGGCAACAACAAAGCGTACAACAGCATCAGCCAAGTTAGCAACCGCAGAAAGATGGTTGAAAAATAATAAATTGACTGATACTGACATACTGCCAATGCTGAAAATAGAAAGCGACTTGGAAAAGTATGAAGAAGATTTGCAGCATTGGACGACTCAGCTTTCTAAAATTGCAGAAACAAATCGAAAAATTGAGACAAACAATCTTTATAAAAAGCAGCTCAGTGCTATAGATATTAACGCTGTTAACTCTGATGATACACAACTTATAGATGCAGATTCTATTGTATCAGAGCATGGAGAAGTAAAAGCAGCCGCTACGGGTGCTCAAAAGACACTAGCAAAGCTAGAAAGATTAAAAGAAGAATGCCCTACTTGTAAGCAACCCATCGACATCTCTGTAGAGAAGAAGATGATTGCAGTAGAGCGTGAGAAATTATCAAAAGCTAAGGAGCGATTAAGTGAGCTTACTACAGAAATTCAAGGAATTAAAGACAATAATCGAAGATTCGAGCGTAACCAAGAGGTTATCCGTAATTGGGAGCAACTGTTTCAAGTTCATGACGCGAATCTATCGACATCTTTATTGGATGTGGCAGAGTGCGAAGCCCGCGTGGCGGCTGGCCGTGAAGGAGTACAGACAGAGAAAAGGGTTCTACAAGGCATCACACAGCAGAACCAAGAGCGGACTAAACGAAACACCAGAATCCAAGTAATACAAGAACAAACAGATGAGTTCGAGGCACAATGCGCTAAGTATACAAACGAACTTAAAATTGTAGAAAAACATGAAGGCACTCTTGATATACTTAAGAAAGCGTTCAGCACTAACGGTCTCCTAGCCTACAAGATAGAGAACTTAGTAAAAGAATTGGAAGAGCTTGTAAATACATATCTTGCAGAGCTATCCGATGGTAGATTTACACTTGAGTTTGTAGTATCGAATGACAAACTGAATGTGCAGATCACCGACACAGGGAACATTATTGACATTTTAGCGTTATCTAGTGGTGAGTTGGCTCGTGTAAATACAGCGACACTCCTTGCGATCAGAAAGCTAATGGGAAGTATATCCAAGTCAAGAATCAATGTATTATTTTTAGACGAAGTTATCAATGTTTTAGATGAGACAGGCAGAGAGCGTATGGTAGAGGTGTTACTTAGAGAAGATCTCAATACTTATATCGTATCTCATGGTTGGACACACCCTCTCCTTGAGAAGATTGAAGTCGTCAAGAACGGTAACGTTAGTAGTTTGGAGTGATGATGAGTGCAGGTAGACGCAGGTTGTGGTGGAGACATATTAAAGCTAAAGAAGAACTAGGGCTTCAAGAGTCCAAGGCGAATGAGGAAGAAGATGGTAGATTCGAGAGCGAAGGGAGCGAGGGGCGAGTACTTAGTGAGGGACATGTTGAGAGAATCGACTGGGCTGAAGTTTGAAAGAGTACCAGCGTCAGGAGCATTAGAGTATTTGAAAGGGGACTTATATGTCCCTAATCAACGTAATCATTTTTGTATAGAAGTAAAGAATTATAAAGAGTCTGCATTGACAGATAAGATATTCACACAACCTAAAACAAACAATTTGATTCGTTGGTGGAAGAAAGTAGTAATACAAGCGGCAGGTGGCGATCAAAAGCCAATGCTATTTTTTAAATATGACCGTTCTAAAGTATTTGTATGTACAGAACAGAAGCCTGAGAATACACAACAGTATTTACACATAGCGTTTCTGAATTGTTATGTGCTATTGGCAGAAGAATGGTTGGAAGCAGAAAAAGTGGAGTGGATAGGTGGCTTTTAGTTTTAATGAAGCAACAGGTAGTAAAGCACGTAAAACCATAGTAATTGATGCCTTGAATTTGGCTTTCCGTTGGAAGCATCAAGGTAGAACAGACTTTCGAGATGACTATGTACAAACTGTAAAATCCTTAGCCCAGTCATACAAATGTGGTAATATTATTATTACCGCAGACTGGGGCTCTTCCACTTACAGGAAGGGTATCTTACCAGAGTACAAGCAGAATCGAAAAGACAAGTACGAAACACAAACAGATGCAGAGAAGCAAGCGTTTATAGACTTCTTTGACGAGTATGAAGGTACACTAGAACTATTAGCAGAGTCGTTTCAAGTTCTTCGTTATCAAGGTGTAGAGGCAGATGATCTTGCTGCCCACCTCGTAAAGCGTAAGAAAGAGTATAATTTAGAAGAGATTTGGCTAGTATCGAGTGACCGAGATTGGGATCTTTTGATCCAAGACGGAGTAAGTAGATTTTCTTACGTTACCCGTAAAGAAGTTACAATAAATAACTGGGATGAACACTATGGCGTATCTCCAGAAGAGTATATCTCTTTCAAGTGTTTAACCGGCGATAAGGGCGACAACGTTCCAGGCATCAATGGTATAGGGCCAAAGAGAGCTGAGCAACTTATCGGAGAGTATGGAGACGCTATGACCATCTATGATAATATTCCCATAGCTGGTAAATATAAGTATATTCAAGAGCTAAATGCAAATGCAGAGCTGCTCTTGACAAACTATGAGTTAATGGACTTAGTAACATATTGCGATGATGCAATTGGTGCAGACAATGTGTCTGATATAAAGCGGAGAATGACGAATGCAGATTGATTATAAGAGAGACAACTATTTATCAGAGTTTAGTATAAAGACTTTGGAAGATAGATATTTAGTAGAGGGCGAAACGTCCCCTCAAGATGCGTTTGCACGAGCAGCAAGAACCTTCGCTGATGATGAGGCACACGCACAGAGACTATATGACTACGCTAGTAAGTTGTGGTTCATGTTTAGTACTCCTGTTCTGAGTAATGGCGGTACTAGCCGAGGAATGCCTATTAGTTGTTTTCTGAACTATGTAGAAGATTCTAGAGGCGGTATCACTGGTCACTATACAGAGAATGCTTTCTTGTCTAGTGTAGGCGGTGGAGTTGGTGGTTGTTGGAATGACGTAAGGTCAGTAGGAAGTAAAACCTCTGCGGGGTCAGAGTCAACTGGAGTAATTCCTTTCTTGAAAGTGGTTGATGCAGAAAT